GCACCAGACGCGGTAATCATAATCACCTTAATGATTTCACCAAACTTGTTTCCATTTTCGGTAAACTTGGATCCTAGATGCCTAAACTTTTGTTTCAAATCGTCGCGAGTGACTGCAGGTAAATTAGAAAACCGATTGTTGTAAATGTTTAAAATAATTTCTTTCTCCTCGACAGACTCGGTACCTGTAAATAAAGAAAAATAACGATGTTCGATTTTATCCTCAATATATTCTTCTTCTTTAAACATGGAATGAATCACCACACGTTGATTGACGATTTTCAGTTCTTTGTAACCATGATACAAAAGCGCCAGACGAAACAAACCAATGCCTTCTAACTTTCTAAAATTGGAATAAATCAAATGACAACCATCGTTGGATAATATATTCTCGAGCATTTTTTTAAATTTAGGACTATAAGTTTCTAGACTATTTTCATATTCTGGATGATTCACAGAGACCAATTTGTTTGTAAATCCTGTCTCAAAATATTTCTCAGGACTCTCTTCAAAGGTATGAAGAACACGGTCTAGCGCCTCCTTGTATTGAAGAATACCTTCCCTGTTTTTCCGTAAAAAATCTAAATCCGAGGAATCAAACTTACCATCCACATCCGTATTGAGATCTTCTTCGGATGCATTGTCCAAAATTGCTTCGTTCATTTTATTCATGACGGAACATTTTTCTGTGCAATTCTCTAATTTGATAAAATCACCCGGCATAGGTCTTTCCATACCATCGGGAAAAACAAAGTTACACGCGGATCTTGAGAAGATACGATAGGACGACGAAGATTCCTCTGAATCATCTTTTTTCTTGTTCTTCTCTTCTTTACGTTCGTTTCTTCGAACTTCTACATAGGTTTTCAGTTGATGCGGGTTCATGACCATTTCTTCTAGATGAATTTTTTTTCCATCTTTGGTCACAATTCGAGGCATTAGATTGGTCTTGTCTCCAAGATAAGAAACCAATCCGATAATTCTTAACTGAAACAGTTTTAATTTAGAGTCCATCTTTTCGGTCTTGGAAGACATGTCCGATAAAAATAATTCATTAAACGTCTTCTGTGTATCGGGCATATGTTTTACTTTGGAGTGAGACACGTTGGTAATCATAAACACGTCCGACTTTTTCTTCAATAAAGTGGTGATAAAATCCACAAAATCACTGTAATACAATTGCTTTTCTTGACTATATACCACCGTTCCATCTTTTTTCTTTAAAAACCCATAAGGGTTCTTAATCAATCGTAACTTCTTTTCGGATTCTTTATATTCTACCAGATCAATCACTCCTTCCTTTAAGAGAAGGTCTTCAAAATAAGATTGTGAGACAACCTTCTTGGTCTGTAGGGTGAATTCTACGATATACGTATACCCATGAATCAAATTAAACAATACCCCCAATTCATACGGATAATTGATAAAAGGAGTTCCTGTCAAAAGAATGACTCTACAGTTTTCAGCGCTCATCATCTCTTCGTAAAGTTCCACTGAAATAGAAGATTTCCCTACATTTAATTTATGCACAATACGACTCACAAAATTATGCGCTTCATCCACAATGATCGTGCTGTTGTCAAACGGATTGACATTTCTTTCTGGTTTATATTTGGTTCTCCAGGTCTTATGTGTAAGACCATTGTAATTGATATATTGATACTTTTCCTTGATGAGAAGGGTCAATTGTTGATCGACTTCTTCTTTGTCTCGAACAGACAGTTGATCAAAGTTGGGTTCTCCCGTTCGTTGCACCATCCAAATCCCATCAATCTCGTCGATAAACTTGTCTAACAAAACACTATCCGTAATATGCAACAATTCCATTGCCGCCTTTTTCTTTTCAATATACGATTTGCTTTTTTCTTTATCTTTTCGAAAGGGTTCAAAGACCCAATGATTTTGCTTTCTGAACAAATGTTCTCCGCAGAATTTCATTTGGGTTCTGTAATTGGACTGCAACGAAGCAGGAGTCATCACAATCACCTTTTTTGGATTCATCAGACCTTCGATCAAAGATATAGAACAACAGGTTTTACCTGAACCAAGACCATGAAACAAAAGAAGTCCACGATAAGGAGTATACGAGTTGATGTAACGCCGAATGATCTCTTGATGGGTCATTCGATGAAACGGTTCATTACCCTTATCGCATGAACCCGTATCTTTGACGATGGGAATGTCCTGCATCATTTTAGAGACAGATTCCAAAGTCCCCATTCGATTGTTCAGATAAACTGGGTCGTATTTGATCTCTGGACCATCTAAATAATGACGATACCGTTCAATGAACTCCTCGTCTGAGATGATCTCTGCATTTTCAGACGGCGTATAGTATTCTTTGGGTTTTGTAGTCCCGCGTTTTGAGACAGTGACCGGTTTAAGTATTTGAGTCAACTGAATGGGTTTGTTTAGTCGTATTGCCTTCCCCACCTTCAATCGTTTATTCGGGTGTAAGTACAGATCAAAAAGAGTCGTTTCATCAATACGTGTTTTTACAAGAAACTGGAACTGAATAGGAGGAGGTTCACTAAGATATTCTTTATATTTATCCATGTTATGTTAAAACAAGATTTTAATTTACTTTTTTTGTCTCGTATTGTTCAATCTTCGTAATGGCATCCAAACACGCCAACTGTTCTGCCTTTTTCTTGATTTTATGACACCCACTTCCTAAAAAGACCAAGGGTTCGTTTCCTTTTTTAATGTTCTCAAACGTCTTGATCGTATCAATCGACACTGCTTTGTGGATGTCCGAGGGTTGCACGTTTGCACCACACAGATAAACTCCCATGGTATATCTCAAATCTTGATCGTATTTCATGATAAAATATTCTGGTGTTTTCTTAAACTCCTTCTGTATCTTTACCTGTAAAATGTTCTTGTAATTGGTGTCATTCTCCAAAATCTCGTTCCAATCTACAATCGTTTCAAAAATATTCTCAATCAAAATTTGACAATATTGAAAACCAGGTCCCACGTTGAAATAATTCATAAACAAGAACGAACTGTCCTCAATTTTGATATGATTTGCATCCAAAAATAAAGACCCGATAAAAGACTCAAATAGACAACCCAATTTCTTGTAATTTACTCGAATCTTCTTCTCTTCTGCATTTTTGGATATAATAAACCACTTTTGAAGACCCATTTTATAGGCGAGTTTGCCAATATGCTCATTCTTGACGAGACAAATCTTTTTTTCTGTCATAAATCCTTCGTCTGCGTCAGGGAATCGTTTGTATAAATAGAGTTTGGTCACACATTCTAATATACCATCTCCCAAGAATTCTAATCTTTCGTTTGAATGTTTTTTTAAATCCACACAATCGTGCGGACAAGGTAATTTCTCCTGTTGGGGTTGAATCACGTAAGAACGGTGCACAAATGCTCTTTTTATGAGGTCCATATTTTGAACTTTATAAAACACATTGAAATCCTGAAGTAATTTTTGAAGTTCATGTTCTCTAATCTCTTGATTTAAAGAATTATACTGATTCGTCCTTTCATTGGACTCATCACACATCGTAATCATTAAAGAGGAATATGTTTATATGAATTATAATAAAACAACATTGTATGACGACGGACATAAAACTAAAAACAAGAGACGTAGAAGGATTACAACAACGGGTGAAATACATAGATCGTCTAAAAAATGATATTGAAATTGGTCCTTTTACATCCGTCACCGGAGTAGTGACCGATAGTCTAAGTGTAGGTTATTCTTATCAAATGATGGACCCCTCTTATAATTTAGATGTGTCAGGGTCTTTACGTGTCACCGAAGATGCACGTATTCTATCCAACCTTTTTGTCAATAAAGAAGCGTTTGTCAATGGGTCTACTTTCTTCAAGACCAATGTGTCGGTACTTGGAAACACTCAACTGAATACGTTACACACGACAGGGAATACCTCCATACAGTCACGGTTATTTGTCAACGGGTCCTCTTTATTCAATGCCAATGTCTCGGTTCTGGGCGACACTTTCCTCCAGACACTCACCACGACAGGGAATACGTCTATACAGTCCCAGTTGTTCGTCAACGGGTCAACCTTGTTGAAGAATGTATCCATAAGTGGTGTGTGCACGATAAAGGATCTTAATGTGAATCAATCTCTCAATGTAGGTGGAAATGTCTCGATTTCAGGAACCACTTATATAGGAGGTTTACTGACTTTACAGAACGATCTTACCTCTTATTCTGATCGAAGAATCAAGAAGAATATCACCCCTCTAGGTAAATGTCTAGATACCATCACGGGTATTCACGGGTATCGTTTTCAGAGAAAAGACAGAATGGATGATTCGTATTCTATAGGATTGATTGCGCAAGAATTGGAAGAAACCTATCCAGAGTTGGTCACGGAAGTAAAAGTAGGGGATGAATGGATTAAAACGGTACATTATCAGGCGTTTACCGGGGTTTTATTAGAATGTATTCAAGAACTAAAGGAGAAAATTACACTTTTAGAAAATAAAATATTCAATTAATATATATGCCTTACATCAAGAACAAAGCGTCCATCATTAACGGTGCAGATGCATGCGGAGGAGGTATGAAAAAATCCGGCATTGTCTCAGGTATGGGTCTCGCACGAATCCCTAAGCGAATTTTAAAGTCTAGAACGTCTCAAACGATGCCACCCTTTATGTTGACCTGCTGTTCAACCAGAGGCGGAGCTTACACCGGAGGTCCTCAATTTTCTTGGAGAGGAGCAACCAATTAATCGAATGAATCCAATGAATACATTTAAATAGATGTCATGATATAAGTAAATGATATCTATTGATTATCGTGAGCATGCTTTATTCCAAGAATGTCAAACGATTCTCTCGGAGTATCCAGAAATCAAACTAGAGTCTAGCAATTTAAAAATAGGCGATATGATGATAGACAAGGTGATTATAGAGCGAAAAACATGGGCGGACTTGGAAGCGAGTATCAAGGACAAACGTTACACGGAACAGTCTTTTCGTTTACAAGAGGCGATGAAAGAAGGGTTTCGTGTGTATTATTGGTTAGAAGGGGATCTCTCGACCTATCATGGGTCTTTATCCGCGGACATCTTGAGAAAGACCATGTTTGGACTCATGGAAAAAGGGTTCTTTGTACTACAAACAAAAAATTGCAAGGATTCTGCACGTTGTCTACTAGAATTTGTGGAGAAACTTGCCAAACCAACCGAAACGTTGACCTACGAGGAATCTTGTATCACCAAACAAAAACAAAAACATTTAACTCGAGACAATATTAGTTTATTCATGTTGTCTCAAATACCTTCGATCAGCATGAAGACGGCGCAAATCATCCTCTCTAAATACGGTCATATTCGCGAATTGTTTCGTAAGATGCTAGAAAATCCAAATGAGTTTCAAGAGTTCTCTTACGAAAAAGATGGAAAACCCAAAAAACTCAATAAGAATATTGTGCAGAAATTAAATGATTTTTTAGGAGAGGGCAAGTGCGATTGAATCGGGTATTCCTTGGGTTTGGTTTTCTGGGTCGAACGGAAGAACTCGTGTATTTGCAATTTTAGGTTGAAGACCATACTCCGGAAGATCTATAAAGTTCTGTCTGATTTCATACATGTCTGTCCCTTGAGCGGTGCATCCTCTTTCTAAATGTAAAATAGGACACCTTAAATTATTTTTTCTTTGCCATTCAATGTAATCTTTGTATTCCTCTATACTTTTAAATTGTATGGGATTGACTCCCGGGACTTTTGCCATAGATGGATCGTATAGAAAGATATGATTCCCATCTTTAATTAAGGTCGTTGGACATTGACCACTGACAAACGATTCGGTATACGTAGGTTGCAGAATAAAGTAAATGCCCCATAGATAGAGAAGGAAAATGAGAATATAGACTATTTTATTCATTTTTAATATAGTCTTATATTATAAATATGGTAAAAGCAGAAATCTTTGGTCCAAGTACGTATGATTCATGTGCAAACCGCGTTCGAAAACTTACGGGTATTTTATTGATCTTCCATCCCGGATGCGGACATTGCGTTCAAATGCGACCAGAATGGGAGGTCATGAAACAACGTCTTTCCGATACAGACGTGGTTGAAGTGGACGGTTCAGCTATGTCCGAACATTCGTTGATGATGAAAAGTCCTGCAATTCAACGAACGCGCGGGTTTCCTTCTATTTTTCGCATCAAAGATGGAAACATTGCGGCAGAATATCAAGGGGCAAGAACTGCCGCAGAAATGCACAAGTTTGCGAGTCAGGGCAAGAAAAATAAAAAGAAAAAGCAGAAAACTGGAAAAACTAGAAAAACTAGAAAATCCGGAAAAACTCGAAAGTCCAAACGACGAAAATTGAATTGAAAGGAATGATTCCATCCAATGTATCAAAATGGAATGCAAATTGATTGATTTCGTTGTATCGGACCGTGAACAGTTTATCATCCAAATGTTTGGAATCGATGAAGCGCGAACTACGTATTCGATTACGGTGCATGACTTTCATCCTTTCGTTTACATCCGCGTTGGAGACAACTGGAACAAAACAAAAGCGGACCGTTTTATGGATCATCTAAAAGAAAACGAAACCACCAAACCCTCTTATAAATTTGTATACCATTATGAATTGGTTCAACAAAAGACCCTATACGGGTTTGATGGAGGTAAAATGCATAACTTTATCTATATCTCTTGTCAAAATATGAAAATGATTTACGCTCTCAAAAACTTATACTACAGTCGTGAGACGGAGAAAGTCACGAACTATTCCTTTGAAGGAACCCAAACTTCGATTTACGAGTGTATGATTCCACCCCTGTTACGTTTCTTCCATATTCAAGAGATCAGTCCATCCGGTTGGATTCAGGTAAAAAAGTTCCAATCACGGAAAAACTCCAAGTCTCGTTGTCAAAAAGACATTGTATGCTCTTATAAAGATATTCTTTCCTTGACGAAAGACACCTCTGTTCCTTATAAGATCTGTAGTTTTGATATTGAAGCGAGCAGTAGTCATGGTGATTTTCCTGAATCGATCAAAGATTACAAAAAAGTGGCATACGATATGGTCTATCAACTAGACAAGTCGCCCAAAGCAGACTATCCCTTTCTCTTGAAAGAAATGCTTCTCAATGTATTCTCACTCAAACACAATATGCAACTAGATAAATGCTTCCCCAAAAGCAAGGTCACTGAAACCATGGTGCTCGAAAATCTAAAAGAAATGATGCAGACCACCATTCGCGAAAAACCTGCGCTAGACGAGAAGATCCAAAAGTATTTCAAACCCGAAGATGAAGAAGAAGTTATGGTCTCGCATAGTTTGAAAGAAGAATCCGATCTCATTACGTTCCTCTCGTCGGATACGGATTTGGCGATCAAGATTGTTTATTTCATGGATCTATTGGGTCGTTATTTTCCGCCCTTGGAAGGAGATCAAGTAACCTTTATTGGTTCCACCTTTGTGACCTATGGCGAAGAACTTCCTTATTTACAGCATTGTATTTGTGTCAACGAGACCGATCGTATTACACCAGACCATACTCTTGAATGTTATTCTAATGAAAAAGATGCACTGGTTGCATGGTCCGACCTGATTCGTCGCGAAGATCCGGATATTATCATCGGTTATAACATTTTCGGGTTTGATTACAAATTTATGTATGAACGAGCGTCTGAATTAGAGTGTCTAGAAGAGTTTATGGATTTAGGACGAAACGACACTTTCTCCAAAGAATTGGAAGTCTCCAAGATTGTGCTCGCGTCAGGTCCTTATGATCTTTCCCGTATTCTCATGGATGGACGGTTGCAGATTGATTTATACACGCATATGCGAAAGGAGTTCAATCTATCTTCTTATAAACTGGATTTTGTGGCGGGATATTTGCTCAGCGATACGCTCAAACGTTACGAGAATCAAGGACCCAACTGCCGGATCTGGAGTCAAAACCTCAAGGGCATCGGCGTAGGTTCCTTTATCCATTTCGAGTTGTGTAACCATTCCGGAGATTTATACGAAGAAGGTAAAAAATACAAAATTATACAGATGGAAAAAGATGGATTTGTCATCGAAGGTCAAATTCATTGTCAGGAAAAGATGTCTTGGGGAATGGCAAAAGACGATGTCTCACCCAAAGAGATCTTTGAAATGACCAAAGGATCGTCTGCAGATCGTGGCATTATTGCAAAATATTGTATTCAGGACTGTAATCTAGTGCATCATATCTTCCAAAAGATTGATGTCCTGACCACCTTTATTGAAATGAGTAAATTGTGCAGCGTCCCCATTAATTTCTTGGTGATGCGCGGTCAAGGCATCAAAGGAACCAGTTACATTGCGAAAAAGTGTCGTGAAAATCAGATTCTCATGCCCTTGATTTCGAAAGGCAGTCCATTCGACCTCTATGAAGGCGCCATTGTTCTAGAACCCAAATGCAATCTGTATCTAGAAGATCCCGTCGCGTGTGTAGACTATGGTTCGCTCTATCCTTCGTCCATCATCAGCGAGAACTTGTCTCACGACAGCAAAGTATGGACCAAAGAATACAATCTAGCGGGCGTTCAGGTTCGAGCAACCGGGGTTAAAAACGAAAAGGGCGACTATGTTTACGACAATCTTCCGGACTATACCTACGTAGATGTTAAATACGACACCTTTTCGTATAAAAAGAATGAAAAGGTGTTGACGGGGTATAAAGTATGTCGTTTCGCTCAATATCCTCAAGGTAAAAAAGCGATCCTTCCCTCTATTCTACAGGAATTGCTTGCAGCGAGAAAAGCGACCAAAAAACAAATGGAAAAGGAAACCGATCCCTTTCAAAAGAATATTCTGGATAAACGCCAACTCAGTATTAAAATTACGGCGAATAGTTTATATGGACAATGCGGTGCAAAAACCAGCACCTTTTATGAAATGGATGTTGCCGCGTCCACGACTGCGGTTGGACGAAAACTTCTGATTTACGGAAAAGACGTCATTGAAACCGTCTATAAAGACGCGACCGTGGAAACCAAATACGGTCCGATGCAAACCAACGCGGAATACGTATACGGAGACACCGACTCTGTCTTCTTTACCTTTCATTTGACCCAAGACGGAAAAAAACTCGATT